CTAATTGAGTTTGCCAATTTTGTATTTCACAAAACATAGTCCCCTCTGTTTGACCAATTAAACTACTTATTCCTGTTTTAGAAATAACATCAGCATTACGAGTAACTGAACTTGCTACTGTAGGAATGTATGAAGTAGCATATGAACCTGCTTCTAATTGAGCACCATAAAGAGCAAACCCATTAGCTACATCATTAGTAGTTTGTCCAATTTGTAAATAGTTAAAAGTAGGTATAGCAATAGTTAAAAAATTAATAACTAATCTATACCAACCATTACCGTAATTTTGTATTGTTGCAGTTACAGAAGAATTTGGGCTTTGAGTTATTGTAATAGATTGAGTTGATAAATTATACGAAACTGAACCCCCTGTATATCCAACAATATTATCAACATAAGCCATTGTAAATACATTAGTATTTCCTAAAACTTTTGCAAAAACACTAAAAGAATATTTTGTATTTCCTACAAAAGTTGGAGTCCTTGTTAATGCGGGTGGAAAAGATTGACCTGCATCACTTGAAAATTTATCTGCATTTTGAGTTCCATCAGGAGAAATTGTATTATTTGCAATAATTGCTCCTCTAACATTTGTCCAAGCTGCATTTGTAATATCTTCGCTATAACTTAATAAATTTGTTCTTTGTGGCTCTACTAATATACTCGGACAACTTCCATTAGTGTAATCAATACGAGGTACGTTTAATCTATCAGTTGTAGGGAAGTATTCTGTTGCTGATGTGCCTTGTTCTACTTGTGCATTTTGAATAAAAATACTACTTCCGTTTCCTAAATAAGTAGTTGTATTATCTGCATTTGAAACACCAATATAAGTTTCAAAACCTGTATCAAAATTTGCTATTGTTAAACTACATCTATACCAACCATTACCTACGCTTATAATATTACCCGTTCCGTTAGTTTGTATTGTACCCAAAGTTCCATTTGATAAATTAAACCAACCAAAAACAGGAACTCCCGCTTGAACTCCTCTCAAATATAACCAATTTCTTGTATTTGCTTTTGCATAAACTGAAATAGTTGTTTGCCCTAAAAGTGTTGGAGTACATATTAAAAGATGGGCATTAGTTGTATTATTTTCAACTAATAAAGAAGCGTTGTTTGTTCCATCATAGCCTAATTGATTAGCTGTTATACTTGAATTGAATTTTCCCCAAATTACATTTGTAAAATCATTTGAATAAGTATATATATTTCTCGGAACTACTTCAACCAATCCCGCAGAATTAACCCTTGTTGCAGTTGTAGCTCTCGTTACTACCAAATCTCCACTACCATCAGTAGGTTTTATCGAATAAAGTTTGTCTTCCTTATACGCGTTCGGCGTTATACAGAGTGAAGCACTATCAAATAAACTCATATTATATTTTTTTTAAATTAGTTTTATTTTTACAATAACCATTTAACATTGCTGATAAAGAAGTATATTTTATATTGTTTTCTTTTGCTGCAATTTTCATTGTATCGTATATTATGTTTTTTTCTGTATCAATAACTTTTATTGCTGAAGGATTTTTACCGCCTTTAACTGCATTACTTTTTTTTATTAATGTTTCTTTTGTAAATATCTGCAATGCTCTTTTTTCTTTAATTATTGCTTTACTATATTCACTATGTTTTTTACCTTTAAATGTACTTTCTTTTCCTTTTTTAGATTCAGATATTTTTTTACAATGTTCTTCACTTCTAATATAATCTAAAGATAATGTTCTAATTCCTTTTCTTCTTTCTGATATTTTTTTTCTAACGCTTTCAGTAACATTTTTAGTACCTTCACCACCATCAGTTAAGTTACATAATACGCCTGTTTTGTTATCTTTTCTACCATATAAGCTAATTAAAAAAACTTCTAATTCAATAGCATCTTCAAAAGATAAATTTTCAGCTAAAACTTCAACATAATATCCGTGTTTGTCAACTATGTTTTTCCAATATGAACTTCTTTTTGTTTTAGTATATGGTCTTGAATTATTGCCCATTCCAACATAAAAAACAGTATTGTTGTCTTTTGTTATATGTCTATAAACACACTTATCAAAAGATAAACTCATATATTTTCTATTGTATTAATTAAACATTGTTTAGCCTCAAACGTTCCGCTATCAGCAGTAACCCTTGCTATGAAATCTATTACTGCCTCAATTTCGTTTCCTAATATTTCAGTTTCACCCGACCAACTTACAGAGTAAACACTACCCCAACTAATATCATTGGTGATAGCACCTTGCCCCCAATAAATATCATTGTTATTTACACCTTGCCCCCAATCTATATTATTTGCCATTTTCTATTTTTGTTAAAAATAATTCTAACTTCTTTTTGTTTTCTTCTTTAGGTTTGGCATAACTACCTACCTTTTTTCTTTTCTTTTTACAACACCCAAGAACCATAGAAATTGTCGGTATCAGGAAACATATCCCCGTTAGAGTTACTATTATATTCAGGAAAAGTTGCATTGTTAAAACACATATAATCTATAAAACGTTGTGTGTAATGTTGTGCAATATCACGTTCTTTTTCTACCAAATAATCAATTTCGTTTTTCTCTACACTTGTAGAATTTTCAGCAGTATGTTTAAATACTCCTTTGTTAGCTATTGTATAAGCAGCAAAAGGTAAATATTGAACCATAGCAAAATGAATTAACATCGGTTTAATATACTCGGTTAAAAGATTCTTATATTTAAGGTTTGCGTTTAAGTTAATATCACCGCTTATAATCAAGGTTTGAAACTTGTTATATAAATCAGTTCCTAAATAGTTTTGAATAGTTATATCCTGTGCTATTTTTATATATTGGATAAAATCATCAACGTCTAAATTTCCATTTAGTATAGTGAATCTTTTTACATCCTCAGTACTTATTAATAATGCGTAAGCCATTTTCTAATTGTTTTTAGGTAAAAATCCTTTGTTTGGCATATCTATTGGTCGTTTGGAAACTAATTCCTCATTTTTAACTGTATAGCCATATTCTGCAGCTTTTGCACCTGCTATTATTCTTGCTTTAGGTGAATTAACATCAATGTTTACACCTTCAAAACTTGCGTAAACTTGTTTATTCCATCGATGGTGACAAGCACCACCGCCTTTGTATAACCATATTGAATAAGTATCAGCTCCACGTGGTCCCCAACCTTTATTAACCGCTTGTTCAGACATTCTAATAATATCTTCTTTACGATAAATTTTATCAGCTTCTTTCATTTTTTTACAAAACAATCTACTATCAGCAGAAATTTCACCCGCATAAACGTAACGAGTTATAAATCTAATTCCGTCAATGTTTTCGTCTTGCTCACTTTTAGCGTTTGGTCTTGCAGAACCGGTACTTACAAAATTATAAACTTTAGATAGTAAACTTTGTTTTGGCTCTTTATTCAATAATTCGTTTTCAGCATCGTCGGTATCATAGTCAACTTCGCTTTCGTCAATTAATAACCAATTTTCGTTAGGTGTTTCTCCTAAGTCTATTAAATCATTTGCAATTTCGTCGTCTAAAGTATTGTCGCTTGAACAACATACCTTACTCATTTTAACGCCTGTTTCTTCTTCTTTCGTTTCTGCGTTTAATGTATTTACGTCTATAAAATCAAGTGGTTGTATTGTCTTAAAATATAGGTTTAAAGCGATTCCGTTTACAGATAGTATTTCGTCTAACGCTTCAATGATTTCTAATTGATATGGTCTAATTACAATATTGTCAAATAAACGTGTAGCAGTTTCTATTTCATCAGCATTGTTACCTAAACCACCGCCTGTATCTCTAATTCCTAAAAGCATTGGACTTGTAACACGATGCCCAACGATTAATTTTTCAAAACATTCGGTAGATAAATATTGATAATGTGCCGGTGCTTCGTTTAATGGAATATCGTCAACTGTAGTTTTGTTTTCAGCACTTGCATTAAAAGATACAATTACTTTGTCACCTTTTGAACCTGTTAATTTACGTTTAACTTCGTTTGCTACTTCTTGGCGCTTTTCTTCAGGTGGTATATTATTGTTAAAGTTAATTACTTTTGTACCACTAAAACCATTCATTACATCATTAATCAAGTAATCGGAAATTTCTTGCTCTAAAGTTGCGTATGGTAAAGCACCCGAATAATCTATCGGAGTATAGTAATGATAACCTGAAACGTATGGTTTAATAACGTATAATTCAACTTCTTTTCCGTTACCAAATTTAAAAGCAGGTATGCGTTTTAATACGTCACCTTTTCTGTAATTTGACCAATCGTGATGGTAAAACCACGCTTCAATTTCACCTTTATCGTTACATTTTTCTGCTCTTAATGTGTGCATTGGAAAATGCTCAACTGATTTAACTTTACCATTCAAGTAAATAACCTGCATTGCAGCCATTCCAAGTAACTTACGTTCTAAAGAAACTTTACGCAAACAATCCTTTTTTATAATAGACATCATTTGTGCATACTCGTTTGGCTTACGATTTGAATCAGTAGCATCGATTCCTTTTCCATAAATCATATTAGCAACACCTGTTATAATAGCGTGATTTGTATTTGAATACAAAAATCTATCAATAAGGTATTGAAAATAGTTGTTATCTACGCCGTATTCAACGAACTCTTTGTTTTTAGATTCAGTTATAGTTGGAGAATTATAAGCGCTTAAACTTAAAATGTGTACGTTATCCATAAATTATAAAT